TAAGCTACCTCATCCCAGTTAGGGGTTTGACTGTCTGATATGTTAGACCATCCGGGGGTCTGACTATCGTTTATATTACTCCAATTTGGGGTCTGTGAATCATCTACTAACCCCCAAACATTAAAAGCGCCTATCTCTCCAGTACCTGAAACCCCGATAACTACTACCGTTGCTTTGGCATCTACCGTTACTGTACCAGCAGCGCCCGTACCTTCAACACCAGTCGGGACGAGTGTTTGCCCCAAACCGATTGTAACTGTGCCAACCGCTCCAGTACCAACAACACCAGTCGGGATAATAGCCGCGCCACCTGTGGCGATAACCGTTCCAACTGCGCCTGTACCCTCAACACCTGTGACATCGGTATTAGCTTCAGCATCGACTGTAACTGTTCCCGCCGCGCCTGTACCTTCAACTCCAGTGACCGATACGTCTGCGTTACCCGTTGCTGTAACTGTGCCAACCGCTCCAGTACCTTCAACACCAGATACACTGAAATTCGCATCGCCGGATATAGTAACCGTTCCGGCAGATCCAGTTCCCTCAACACCCGTGACAGAAACCGTGATTCCTGTACCTTCGATAATAGTGACTGTACCTGCCGCGCCCGTACCTGCAACGCCTGTGATAGATACGTTTGCATCCGCAACAACAGTGACTGTACCAACCGCACCAGACGCAGCAACGCCTGTGACCTCAACAGGATCTGCTTGACTCCACGGGCCTTCACCCCAAGTGCCTCTGCCCCATCCGTTAAGGTCTGCCACATAATACTCGCTATGCTATGCGAATAATCGCATTTGACGCATCTGCTGCGGGAAACTGAATAGTAAAGTCACCTGCGGTAGAAGTCTTATCACCCCCAAACGCCAAAGAACAAACGGCTGGATCGCCAGATGCTGTGTCATTGTAGATCAATGCGCCATTTGCAGTTACTGTTGCGCTAGAAAACGTAAGATCGGCAAAGTCAGTAAGCGCCGTAGTGCCACTGCTAGATGGATTTACATTAGTCAACGCCGCACCGCCAGCACTGTAGTTTGTGCCGCTTGCTTCGTTAGTAACCGAGTACGCAGTTGTAGCCGCACCTAATGTTGCTGAACTTGTATATAGCGCCAGCTTAAAGGTATTACCACCAGATGCTAAAAAGTTATGTTTTGCTTCCAACAATTCTTGCTTGAAAGAAGTACACATTGCCGTAGAAATAGCCATTATAGACTCCTAATTATGTCTGCCATGTCTTTATGGCCTTGACGTTCAAATTCAGCGGTAAGGGTAGTCCTATCGCTCTTAATTGCTTCTTTAACATAGTGTAAAGCCGTAGCCTTAACTGCTTCTTTAAACTCTTCTGCCTGTTGAGCAATAACTGGATGACAATTACCGCCAACGCTTACAATTCTATCAGCTATTGTTTGCGCCCAAAACTCAGGGTCATGGCCTTTATTGCTTGTAGTCGTTACTAATACGTTACCAATCTCAAGTTTTGGAGCTTCAAAAAATGCCACTTACGCACCTCTACTTATGTCATAACGATACTCATCGCGAGAGCCGTACCCTTCGCCCAAAGCTTTTAGACCCGCAACAGCAGCACCAAACCTTTGTTCATACTGCGCAACTTCTTCGGGGATCTTTAAAAACGTAGCGGCTTCGACTAAAGTTCCGTAAAGAAGCGCATCGGGGCCATTTTCAGACAGCCATGTTGTTCCGCTTTCAGCACCGGCGGTTAAAGATGCCGGTCTAAATTTGTAATGAAGTTCAAAACTGTATGCCGAATCCGGAGTTGGCGCTACAATGAAGGTAGAATCATCGAACTGCGCATAGTACTTGGGTTCCCCGGTTGTAGAAGCATTGGGCGTATATGCTCGTATAAACGACACTTGTTTCAAAAACAAATAATTATATTCGTCATTTGCAATTACCGCCAAACTGTACGGCGCAAGAAAATCAGTTGGCGTAGATAAATACGGGTTGCTTGCCGTAGCATTTCCAGTAACGTTTTTACGAAAAAACGGTAGCTCAATGTTTTTTAAAATTCTTTCTTCGGCTTCTTTTATAAACGTGGGCAGGTCTGCCACAAACGTTGTTTCAGACGTTTCACAATAATCTTGTACCGTAGATTTTAAGGTTGCTAGTGTAAAACTCATGTAATTACCACCGTTACTTGGCCGACTTGTCCGGACCCATTTACGGGCACAAACGGATAATTGTCAATTGTTGGGACACCCACGGATACTACAAAAGGTTCCACGCGATCTGGGCGAGGATTTTTTAAAGCTTGAGGATCATCTATATGACGTGTCGGAAACAATTGCGGTTGTTTTGGTTCAAACTCATCGAACCCAACTAAATTACCGTTCCACTCGCGTTTCATGCGATTGAGCTTGTATCGAAAACCAGAGCGATCTGATATTCCGTAAGCATTTTTTCCAGACGCAAAGCCAGACACGATTAAAGCCCGTACTGGTATGAAGGAGGACTTATCTTAAAAGATGCCCTATCACGATCTTCTTCCATTGCTCGAAGCATTTCTTCTTCATAAATAGCTTTAAGTGGAGCCATTAGTTGAGGACTACGCTTCATAGAAAGATAGTACGCAAGGCCCGCCGCCAGACAAGGGTAAAACCTAAAAGGTATGTCTACCGTGTTTGTAAAAGCATCCGCATCGTCTATTCGAGTTAAACGGTTAAATTTAATAACGTCAGTGCTGTTGTCCGGAACCGGCCATATTTTTAGAACAGGACTTATTTGCCTATCTAAAAAGAATTGATTAGGGCGACCCGTTTGAGTTTTTGTTGGGATATTTAAAAATTCAGACCGGCTAAGGCGTGTAATTTCAAAGTCGGTTCCGGTTCGAGTAACCACCGCAGAAAGCATATCTATTGTAGATTGCGTGTCCGATAAATCTTGAACCGCCGAAACAGTGGTTGTAGCGCCGCTTGTACCGCCCGTAATCGTTTCGTTAAGCGTAAACGAGCCTACTGGAATAGTAGTGGCAAAAGAGGTGGTTGTAGGAGAGCTAGTTATAGAAGCAGTAGCGCCGCTTGTACCGCCCGTAATCGTTTCGCCAACCGTAAAACTGCCGGTAGCCGCTACGGAAAGAGTTAACGAACCCGAGGGATACTCACTGATTCCTGCGGCAAGCGTTATGGTAGTTTGCTCTATGGTCCATTGATTTAAACCTCTGTTGGCCCAATCAGCAAACAATAAGTTCAAAGACCTTTTTGCGGTCCTTAGATCATAGCCCGTGCGTACTTCTTGACCACACCGCTCAAACGCTTCTTCAATATATTCAGCGACATCTATTTCAAAATTCTTACTGTTCGATGTTGTCATTGTATAAATTATCAAATATTCGGTTAACGTCCAAACTATAGTCTAAATCAGATTTAGAGTAATGTATGTGCGCCGAAGGTTTAAAATCGGGGGCACCCGAGCCTGTTTCAAACCAAGCAGGGTGTGTGACCCGTACTCGGTTGTTTGGCAACGCTACGATATTGCCCGTCCATTGGCCTGCATCCAATAGCTGTAAAACATGCGATTGCTTATGCTGCGCCGGATCATCTGCTATTTCGCTTTCCGTATAATCTACGGTAAACAGATACTTTGCAGGGAACATTTCCCCGTTTATTTTAGCCATCCACGGAGACGGCGTTGCTCTATCTAAAACATACACAGAGTGATGATTAGAAGAACAGTCCCACGGCTGGGCATCATGTACCGCCATAGGCTCCGGCCATTCTTCCAAAGGAATGTCCGCAACCAAAGCCGTTATCGGCATCCTAGCCCACATAGCCCCGCCATGTACGGTATCTTCTTCTTCACCTTCGGCTTCAATCCCGGTAAAAATAACTTGAAAGCTTAAACACCGGCAAGGCATTGTAGTTACAGCAACCACCATTGCATGAAGAAACTCTCCATGAAACTGCTCATGGTTATGCGTAAATTCTTTTCTGACCCAGCACTTAAAATGAGGGATATTCGACGTTAAGTAAGACATGTTTTATTTGCTTACTTTGCCACCACTTCGATAACCCTTGGATTTCATCTTACCGCCTGCGGCCATGCCTTTAGACTTCATGGCACCGCCCATAGACTTCTTGACTACTTTACCACCAGCAGCCATGCCCTTGGACTTCATCTTACCGCCAGCAGCCATGCCTTTAGACTTCATGGCACCGCCCATAGACATACCTTTGGATTTAATCTTAGTTGTGCTTTTTTTCTTAGGGGCACCGTTGCCTAAATTAACTACCGACATATCGACCTCACAAATATTTGGTTACTTTTCGACGGCCTTCTAATACCGCACCGCACCCTTTTGCAATTTGTTGACGAACCTCGCCCCCATTTCGCATTCCTTTTACAGTAGCTTTCTTAGTGTTGGAAACCACCGTCTTGCCTTTACTACCGGCTTTTTTCTTTTTACGCGCTGTTGCTGCTCGTTCTGCTTTAGACAAAGATCGTGCTTTGGCTTCGGGCAAACAACGGTCAGGATTTTTTTTGTCCGGCGAAGTACCACATTTACCAACAATGTTGCCTTCAGAGTCGATACGAACCCAGTTTTGGTCGCGCCATTTCTTTAACTCACCCATTACTTTTTCTTTTTACTGCTTTTTGCGTAATTGGGATCTTTGCAATACTTTGACGCAGCCATATTGGCATAAGCAGACGGGTAGGTATCAAAAGTTCTTTTTGCCCAAGCTTTACCTGCCGGACAAATCTTACTTCCTTTGCTTTTTTTAGACGCAGCACCACCTTTTCGGTAATACGTTAGTCCTTTAGGCATATCGCCTCTCGTCATTACCATGCTTTACACGACCAATAACGAGCACTGAAT